TAACCTTTTATATGATTTACTGTCAATTTAATCGGCTTTTTTGTCTGCACGATTTTTGTTACATAATTTTCTACATCTGTTTCAACTGTGCTTATTGTAAGACCATAACCAAGCCCTGAAATATTAGATATTAAATCTAATTTATATCGGTCAGTAATATTATCTTTTTCATCTAATGCTACTAATGCAAAACTTCTCATATTTACCTCTATTTTCTAGCTTGTAATTTTACAGCAAGTTTTTGTGCCACTAAATCAACCAAGTCATCCGCTGAGACATATTCGTTTGAATCTATATAAAAATTGTAAGTATTAGAAGAATTATCGTTATAAGATTCGGAGCTGCTGTTCGAACTGCCGCTATCGTATGAACTTCTTACATCATCAATTGATGGATAGTTTGTTCTGCTGACTGAATTTGAAGTTCCCGCTGATACATCTTCATCAATATCGATACCAACGCTTTTTGCAGCAGATGTTGTCCCTACTACCGCAGCCGCTATTCCTGCTACAATACCAACTGCTGCTATACCTAATGACCAAGCTGAATGAAAAGCTGCAAATGCTGCCGCCGCAATGAAAGCTGCTGCAGCTAACCCTTTTAGCACTTTTTCGGCAGTAGACAAATTTTTCCAATTTGCTATTAAATCAAATATTAAACCTGCTGCCATCGCAAGCGACATAAATGCAAGCGTTGTATAACCAACATTTGATTTCAATAATTTTATAAGTGGAATAATATTTTTTAATGCTACTATTAATTTCCCTGTTAAAATTAATATAGGCGCTAAAGTTGCAATTAGTAATAATGCAACTACTATAAAATTTTTAGCTCCTACACTTAATCCATCAAACCAACTAGCAAAATTTTGAAGAGCAGGCAGTATACTTTCTTTAATTATCGTTGCAAAACTTTCAAGTACTGGTAGCATTGCTATGCCTATTTCTAAACTTACCTGTTGGAATTGAGATTTTAAATTATTCATTACATTGTCAAACTCTGCCGCCGCCATAACTGACTGTTCCGACATATAACCGACCTGTTCAAATTCATCAACATAATCTGCGATAGTGTCTTTACCTGACTGTAACAGAGGTATTATTTCAGATGCTACATTTTCGCCAAATATTTCATTTGCATAATATGCCTGCATAGTTGCGTCACTGATATTTGATAATGCGAATATCGTACCTTCAAATGCTTCTTCAGATGAATCAAAGTTATTAATATTTAATCCTAAAGAGACAAGAGCTTCAGTACTGTTATTTATTTCTCCTGCTAACTGATCTGCAAAAGCACTTCTAACTTTTTTCATACCCTTATATAGTATTTCACTTGATACATCACTTTGCATTGCTACATATTCCCATTGCTGTACTGCTTTAGTAGATATATCATATTGAGTTGCAAGTGTAGCTATGTCATCAGCAGTAGACACAGCATTTAAGCCAAGCTTTAAAAGTCCTGCGGCAATTACTCCTGAAGCTACTGAAATGGCAGTCATTTTTTTACCGACGTCTTCAACTTTATTACCGAGTTTTTCAATATTTTTGGTGGAATTTGAAACCTCAAGTTCATTTAATTTTTTTAATTTTTCATTTAGTTGGATTGCATTTGTTTCGGTTTTAGCAAGTTCTAATTCAAGAGCTTTATATGATTTACTATCTATACCTTCACTTTGTTCTAAATATTGTAATTGTTTTTTAATTTCTGAAGCTTTTTCGTTGGTTGTTTGAAGTGCCTGCTGTGCCTGTTTTTGTGCCTGTTTAAACCTTGTCGCATCGAATTCTATCTCTAAGCCTTTTTGCAATTCTGCGGCTGTCTTAGAGGTTGTTTTTATTTCTTTATCAACTTTTTTTAATTCTTTTTGAAAGTCTGCTGTATCAGCACCGATTTTAACTGTTAAACTTTTTATGCTCATTGTGACCTCTTATAAATAGTTGAGAACTTCTTTACCCTCAATATGCCTTGTTTCAATACCATCTTTTTGTTCTTTATGCTGTTTTTTAGCTTTTAAATATTCTTTAACTTTATCAATTTGACAGTCAATAATAATGCTTTGTAAATCAAAGAAATGTAAATTCTTAATTAAAGCAGAATCTATACTATAACTTGAGCACATTTTAAAAATCTTTAATGAATATGGCATAGCAAAATTTTTTGATTTTTCTTCTTTAATTTTTTTATATAAATCTAGTAATAATTTGCTATGCCCAGTCAGTTTTTTTCGGCACTCGAATTAAGAATAATTTCAAATGTATCTTTTAAAGCGTTTATTAATGGCAGCGTATTATCTGATACATTAAATAGTTTTAAAAAATCTTTGAAACTTTTATCTATTTCCATAAAACAGTAAATAGCTTTCAATAAACTTATTGTTTTTGCTATATCCACCTGCTTATATTCTTTAATCCTTTCAATATAATCAAACAAACCCTCTTTTTCAGCTTCTTTTGGGAAGTTTATTTCCCAGCGTGTTTGACTGTATATAGAAGTATCGATATAAGCCTTTAATTTTGTTTTAGTTTCAATAAGTTTACCTTCTTCAATTTTCTGCTCAATAACTGGTAATTCAATAGTTATCATAATAGTTCTCCTTAAGCTATCGCTTTTACTGTTGGCACTGAATTTCCAAAAGTTTCATAATCTGCATCTGAAGGTAATTTAATAACCCTGAATACATAAACCTTCTTTCCTGTTGTGGGATCTATATAATCACTAGTTCCTGTAGAATCTTGAAGAACTTCCCCTCTTATGTTTAAGGGATATTCTATATTAGATTCATTAATATTGTCAGTGTTCTGAGAATAAGTTTCACTTGCTTTTCCGCTTGTAACATTTAAGTACCATGCCTTAGCCAACACTACAGGTTGTCCTTCGTTTGCCACATTCGTTTCTATATAAATTGCATGAGGTACAACAGTTAACTGCTTAACCTCTGCCAAACCTCCTGTAACATCTAAATATCTGCCCATTGCTGTTTCATATTCTTTGTCAATTGCTAAAAGCCCTAATTTACCTGTAAGACCATTATCGCTTACAAACGAAGCAACAATTCTACCATCACCGTAAATATCTTTTAAATTTGAATTTGCTTCTTTGCCAAAAGATGTTGCATGATTGAACACTATTGGAGTGCCATAAATTCCACTTGCTTTAATTGCAAATTTTGCATTTTCAATATTGAACTCGGCAATTTTTTTAATTTTATCTGGCATCTTTTTCTATCCTCCGCTTTATTATTTGATATAAATTTTCTCTTTCTCTTTCAAATGTCATTCTTATGAAAGGCTTTCCTTTACTTCCAAATTCTAATAAATTAGCAATTGGAATTCTTTTATCGTTTAGTTTAAGGCTGTTAACATATCTAACAGATTTATATTCTGTTGTCCGCTCCCATGTGTTTTTTAAACTAGGTGTTTCTTTTCCTGAATAGTCGTATGTGCTTTGAGGACTTGCTCTTTCAATGCAGGTGACAAAATGATCTGCTGCATCATCCAGTCCTGCTTCTTTAAGTTCAAAAACTTCTTCTCCAAATTCTTCGAGAATATCTTTCATTTCATTGTAAAGATTTAATTGGTGCAAACCTGATTTTGTTTTTCTAGCCATAATAAGATACCGTTGTATTAAATGTATATTGAGTAATAATATTTTCGCTGTCATAACCAAGATTGAACCCTTGATATGGCAAACTTACTTCTTTTAGTCTTGCAGCAATTAAATTTTTATTTACCATATGTACATCATCTGAATTTGAAGCCGTTCCTTTACTTACTAAAATAATGTCACAATTGCTATTTCTTACAATACTTTTGCCGCCGCCATAAATTTTTGTATTATCAGTTATATCTGTTCTAACTAAAATATAACTATCCGAAGCGCTGTCAATATCCTCTTCCATAATTTCTTTATAGATTGGAATTTCTAGCGGTTTTAATATTTCACATAAATAATCTATTGGCTTTTTATTAGTTATCATGGGGTTAAAACTCCTTCAAGTAAATATTGCTTAATTGCTGCAATTATTTTGGGATTGCAGCAATTTACAACTTGTAAAAGCATTTTAAAAGGTTCTTTAGCTTTTGTATTATTTTTTATTTCTAATAATTCATCTGTTCTAGGTAAATAAATATATTTTTCATTTTTATATTGAAGTCTATTTACCTCTATCGAATATTTAAAATTCATTTTCATTGACTGTCCAAGCTGTGAAGTTTTTACTCCGACGATATCAATTAATCCTACAAAAGAATTTGCAGAAATAATTATTATACTTCTGTCAAGGTTTTCTTTTTCTTCGGTTTGAATATTTGCAATAACAATTTTTTCATAGTTCATTTAAATATCCTCTGTTATAAGTTCACTCAAATATGTTGCACCTTTCTCACCGTCGGCAAGTTGATTTTTAAGCAAATTGATTGTTTGGTTTATTGAAATATCTTCTCCATTCATTAAGCATTTAGCTATTAAAGCTACAAGTAAATCTTTGCGACCGTTTCCCTCTGTATTTAATACTACAAAATCTTTAATAGAATCATTTGCCATACCTAAAAAAGCTTTATAATGTTCATCGAGTGGAGAAGGGAAGTTTAAATCACACACTAAGGACTTTAAATAATATAAATCATCTTCACAGTCTTCTCTAAATCTTCCCATACTACTCCTTTATTTTTAAGCTACTGCTTTTGTTAATTTAACAAATGCATCCCCAGTTAAAGGTTTGCCATCACATAAGCCCATTGCACGATATACTGTATCACCTGATTTAAAACCTACTGATTTATCAAATTCAATTTTTATATCCGCCGCCCAATTCATAGTATAATAACTATAATCACCAAATAACATAGTGTTCTCAGGCATATAGTCATTTACGATAACAGGATATCCCATTATCTTTCCTGAAAAACCGCCTTCAAGATTTTGAGGAATTAAAGGTTTTCCATCTGTAGTTTTAATTTTTGCTATAACACCGTATATAAATTTTCTATTTGCTACAAATACACCATATTGAGAATACGAAGATGGCAACAATGAAATTAAATCAACAATGTTATCGTAATTTATAGTTCCAGCTGCTGATACTTCAATATGATTTTGAGTGTCGCCTGTAGTTTTTACCCATGTAACTCCACTTAAAACGCCTGTAGGTTTGTTTACTCCATTACCGTTGATTATTGCATTTTCAATTGCCTTTTTCATTTTTCTAACTAATCTGTTAACTAGCCATTTTTCAAAAGCATTTATTGACATAGCTTCAACTTTTGCTGTAATGGTTATTGTTTTAATCAGTTTAAAAGCAGATAAATTTATACTTTTTAATTTATCATCTCCATCAACTGAAGCAGTTGACTCCTCAACCCAATTTGCATCGGATGTTGAATCTTCTGCAGGATAAGAAACATTACCTGGTATATTCGTTACATCTATGTATTTGTATAAAACGCTATCCTGCTCTAACTTTTCAATGAATCTATCCATTGTTTGAGTAGGAATTACAGCACCTGCTGAATCAGAAGCACTTGTCAATGCCCTTGTTTCAACATCATCTAAATTCTTTTTCTGTAAAGATTTAAGCCAAGCACTTCTATATTCGCCTGTCTGCAAAACACCTTCTCTTTCCATTCCATCTTTGTAATTTAAAATATTATTGATCATATTTTTAGTTCTCCCTTCGATTTCATTTATTTCTTTAATTTCTTTTACTATTTTTTCAATTTGTGAATCAAGTTCTCTTATTTCATTTTTGGCCTGTTCTACACCTGCGGCTTCTCTTTTTTCAAGAGCTTTATTTTTTATTTCAAGACGCTTTTTTGCTAAAGCATCTTTGTCTGCAAATAAGTCCCTTAATTTTTCAGTGATAATATTCATTACATATCCTCCAGTTCTTTTATTTCTTTTTCTAATTCATTATTCTTCAATTCTTTCTCATGCTGAGCAATTCGTTCAACTGCTGTTGCTACTGTTTGAGGGTAAGCAGGTATTGGAGTCAAAGTAATTTCAAGTAAATTGCTTATACGTAATATTGTTTCAATATTAGTTTCATAATCTACTTCAAATTTATCAGCATAAAATCCGAAACTCATTCCTGTTAATAATTCTGCTTTAACTAGTTCATATGTATCTTTTGCAAATGTTGTTTTCGGTAAATCACATTCAAACCATAAGCCAGTATCATCAATTTGTATGCGCATATTTATGCCGTTTTGTCCAAGCAGATTTCTAAAATCATGTCCGACTAAAAGTTTTACTTCGCTTAAATCAGTTTCTGCTAGAGCGTTCCTATCTATTTTTTCTTTAAAATATCCTGCTCTGTCTGTTATTTCATCAAATAAAATAGGATAGCCTCTTATAGTCATTTTTTCATCAGTTTCAGCTTCTGCTCTAACAGTTAAACCTTTTCTGAATATTGCTCTTTCATTCATCGTTTTTTTTATCCTCCTTTTTAGTATTTTCTTTACTTACACCTTTTTGTGCCGCCTGATATTCGTCAACTTTTTCTAAATTAATTGTATCTCCTGAAACACGATACATTTTGCCCAATCCATTCGGCAAAGGCGCTTGCCCTAAATATTCACGCATTTCATCAATGCACAATAAACCTTGCCTTGATGCAACACCAAATAATGCTGTTTTTGCTTGTAGTGTAGATACATTCAATGCGAATATATCAAATTCAATGCAATTTCCACAATCTCTTTCCCTTTTTGTAAATAATTTGCTTGTAAATTCCTGTTCAATCTGTCTAACAAGGGGTTTGATTCGATTAGTAATAAACATCTGATATTCAATTTCACTAGCTTTATTGTTTATTATTGATTCTGTCATTCCAAAATAGTTATAAACAACGTTAATACAAAAACTCATAAGTCCTTTGTTAACGTCATTGTCCTGCCAATTAATTGGAGTAACTTCAAATCGGCTTTCTAAATATGCTAGCCCATCAATATTGTCATCTAAACTAGCTTTAACATCAGATATTATTCCTTTTTTATCCTCTTTTTTAATGTTGGCATCGGCCAGAACTTGCTTATTTTGCAATAACGCTCTGGGACGTTTAGGATTTGTTACGTTTAAAATATGACCTTCTAATGCCTGTATTACAGTTTCATAAAGACCTAAATTTGTTTTTTGTCCACCAGTTAAATTTGAAAACCGATTTAAATATATTAAATCTGATAAATTGTATTCTGATTTACTACCTTGTCCAGCATCAAGAAATTTTACTAATGCAAAATCTTTAAAAAGTTCAAACTTATGGTTTTTAAATGGCAATGGGTAAATACCTTTTAATTCAACTCCTTCAAAAATAGGTTCAGCAAATGAATTACCATAAAGCATCAATTGGGTAATTAATGCTTTCCAAAACTTACTTGAATTCTGCAATGGATTTGATATAAGCGATAATGTAATATGTGTACTGCTGCTTAAATATTCAATATCTCCATTTTTGTTTTTTCGTTCGTGATAGATAGGAATTGTAGTAAAAATATCGCAAAACAACTCAATTGCGGTACGAACTTCAGGTATATTGTAAATATTAGCCGCATAGTTAAAAGCAAAATAAGAAGCGTTTCCACCATAATATTCTTGAATAATACTTCGAACTTGTTTTTTGTTTATTTCGCTTTTTTCTTTTCTCTTAAACAATCCCATAAATATCTCCAGTTCTTTCCTGGCTAAAGCATATCATATTTCAAAATATTTTTGTAAATTCTCATAATTTTTATAAATTGTCTTGGCTCTGTCATAGGCAACGAAGCTGTTAAAAACACCTATCGAACCATCAATATGACCTGTTGATCTAGACCTGTGAGGAGCCATATTATTATTCGTATCAATACGAATTTTTAAATTATAAAAGCAATAAGGAAGTAGTAAATTAGATTTATCATAAATTAACCTTCCATCATCAAATAATGATTTTATAATTTTAATTGCTGGTGATAATGTTAAACCACCTTGAGCAACTGCTGTTAAAATTCCGGCATCACGATAAATTGTATTTGCCTCTTTATCTGCTTCTTTAATTTCATGACTAAAGCCATGCTCCTGCATATCAGTCAGCCACTCTTTTGACAATGCTCTGTCATAGCCTATTTTTAAAAAATTAATTTTATAAACATCTCTTAATTCGCAGTACCATTGTGTTATATATTCTTTCTGCACATAACTTCCTGGAGTAATAATAAATAATTTTTTAATTACATTTTCTTTACTATCGCAATTTGTTAAAAGACTATATTGCATCTTATCCCTTTTGCTATTAATCTGCATTCTTTCCGCCGCCATAAAATATGCTTGCAGATATAACATTTTTCCGTTAGGCAATAATATATCTGCTGTTGCGTTACAAAGATCAGTTGTTTCTGCTAAATCTACACCGCCGACTGCATAGGTATTATAAAAATCTTCTCTTTTAATTTCAGCCGCCGCCCTCTTTATTGCAAGAAAATCAAAGTAATCAATTGATGCTCCGATGTGTCTGTTTAAATGTTTTGCAATAAATTCAGAATAAAATTCAGGTGTATCTTTTAATTTTTCAAGCTGATTTCTTACAAATTCAATGCTTGGTCTATTCTCACTCATGCCAGGATTAGCTTTGGGCCAACATTTTTCATCAAGAGGATCATCACCATCATCAATACTGAAAATAATTGGAAATATACGATCTTTTTTATCAAACTTCTTTTTTCGGAGAATTTTTTTATCTTTTTCCAATAGTGGTTCATACAGACTATCAGGTACTACTCCTGCAGTTGAAATAACTATTCCAAGTGGTTGCTTTCTTGCACCTGTGCCGGTAACTTTTGAAGTGTATTGCTTTTTATTTGTTATTTCATGTGCTTCGTCAATTACAAAAAAAGATGGGTTATCACCATCTTTTCCTTTTGAACGTCCGCTAAGATATGTGAATTCTCCTTCATTTCTTGGGCTGCTTAATATCTTATTTGTCTTTTGCTCAATGAAAATATTTTTAAAAACTTTTTGATGAGACGCCCTGCACACTAAATTGTATAATTTTTTAGCTTGAACTTCATTTTCAGCTAATACACATCCATAAGCACCACGTTCTTTATCAAATCCTAGCATCCATAATGCAAGCGCTGAAATAAAAAGTGTTTTACCCCATTTCCTTGCCACAAAAATATGTAGTTCTCTGAAAAATCTTATCCAGCCATTATATCTTTTTGAATATTCTTTAAAACCGAAAATACAGGCAGTAATAAACTTTTGCTCAAATGATAAAATAAATGGTTGTCCGCCCCACTCACCTTCCTTATGCGTTAAACTTTTACAAAATTCATAAAAAGCAATAGGATCAGCAGGCTTAAATTGAACATTATTATCTTTTAGTAATTTTTCAACAAGTTTTATAAGCAGCTTTATATCTTCACCAAAATCCTTAGGATTCTTTTTTACAAAAATTATGTAGTCGGTTATCCATACTAACATTTTTATTCCTCATCATTTCTTGAATTTAATTTATCAAATAGATCAATTTTATTTTTCGGATTAGCAGATGCCAGTCCTGCTTTTGCCCTTGCTAACGGTGAAAGCCCAAGTTCTGAAGAAAGTTTAATAAAAAGCAATGTATTTTCTTTGCGCTTTAAAATATTGGGATTAGCTTTTAAAGTAGTTTTTGTTGCCTTACCATCTTTATCTTTTTCAAGTGCTACCAAAATAAATGACGAAGGATCTTTTTTTAATGATTTATCAGCTTCATCAGCCGCAACTTTTGCTCTACAGTACGCTTCCATCAAATGAACATCAGCATCACTAACACGACTACCTTTAGTTTCCGTAAAAATTGTAGTTAGCCAGTCCCAAATTATTTTCTCTTTTTTATTTAATGTCTTGGGATAAATAAACTTTTGAGTTAAATATGCAGGAGTATTATCTTCTATTCTATCCATAACTTCTTTGCTTTTTTTATAATCTTCTACATTTTTATTAATTTTTGGAGGTCTTGCCATAAGTTTCAACTCCTTTTTTTTATAAAATTTATTAATTTTCATAATTTTTTAATCGGTTTTTATATTAATTTATCCCAAAATTGTAAAAAGTTTTGCAGTTTACTTTGACGGTCATGAACTGCATTATGACACTCTGAACAGAGGGCCATTAAGTTGTTAAAATCTAGTGCTAAAGAAGGATCTTTTTCAATGGGAATTATATGGTGAACTTCTTTAGCTACGCTAAATATTTTTTTTCTTGCACACTCTTCGCATAAACCGTTCGCCGCCGCCATTTTTGAAGCCCTTAAAATCTTCCATTCTTTACTGTTATAAAACTTTGAAAACTTCTCATCATATCTCCGCATATTTTGCTACTTCAGCGTTTATCTTTTCATTTTTCGGAAAATTATGAAGATTTGATATTGTACCGCTTTTTTTATATCGCAACATTTCTGTCTTACATAGGGGGGCTATATTGTAATTATCAAGACAACTTTTATTAAATTTATTGTTCATATAGTCTCTTAAACATTGTTTTGATACAAATAAAGCTTTAGCTGCTGCTGTCTTTGATGGATATATCTTTATTGTTTTATCAGCCATCGTTATTTTTACAGGAATGCTACGTGCTCTTGAACCGTATGTACTTCCACCTTCAATTCTATCGATAAGTTTTAAATTATTAATATTACAGTTCATTTCATTATTATCTATGCAAATTAATATCTTGTTGGCTTTGTAATCATGTATGAATAGCTTAGCAATTAATCTCTTTAATCTTATTTGTTTGCCGTTTAACTTAATACAAGCAGCATTGTTATTGATAAAAGTCTTTAGTCTTTTTTCTGTGAGTGACTTAACAGAGGTACGTGTCACTATACCCGCATCACAGGCCCAATACCAATACCTTGAGGTTTTTAAAAATATAATAGATTCGTTATACAGATTATCAATATTTTTTGTTATGTACATATAGCTCCTTCCTTGCATTTAACTGCAAAAATCATTTTATTCTGTTTCATCAGTAAGAACTCTTATTTTGTAATTGTTCACACTTTCTTTTTCAAATTGCTTTTGTTTATGTTTTTTAATAACATGTCGGATATTTAATAAAAACAAATAACCGCTTATGCATACAATTATTAAATTTAAATCAGCTGTCATAGATATTACCTCCGTTTAATTGCGCTTATACATTCGAACGTATAAATAAACACCGCTTATCAATTCACTAAAATAATTATAAAAACTAGCTACTCGATAGTCTTTAATCCTTTTATTGAAATAATCTTTAACTTCATCATTTCGAATAATATTTTCAATTTGTCTTTTTGTAAATTTCTTATCTGCAATACTTACTATCGGTTTTTTTAAATTTTTAGAAACTATGTATTTTTTACAATAATCAAGTGGGAATATTGCATCAGGATCTTTACAGCTCTTTTTAGGTTTACTGATATAACTTCCAAGTCCTGCATATCCATTTTCATCAGCCTGAAGCCTTCGTGTTTGTGTTCTTCCGCCGCCTGTCCATCTCTTTTCTGCATCATCTCTATCAAAGTAATTCAAAACAATGTGGTGATGCACCCTGCCCTTATCTCCTATTTCAGTTGTATAAACATATTTCAATGGTAAGCCTGTATATTTCCTCTGATAATAATCTAAACGCCTAATATAATTTTTAATAAATTTATTTGCCATTTCCTCATCTTTAGGTAGCTTGTCCTGTGAATACGTAAGTGTCTCCCAAATGTCTTTATCAGTAAAATTTGCATTGATAAGTCTTATAAGATTTTTTTTACTATTTCTTTTGTTTAACTTTTTTTGAACTTCTCGGCTTTCTTTTTGTTTCTCTTTCCTAATGTCTGTTAACGGCTTTCTTGTTTCCCATATAGGGTAATTTTCAATTTCAAGGTAATCACCTGATTTAATTGTTTTAGTTCTGATACCTTTAATTCTTTTATCTTTAAACTGTTCAAATAGTTCACTATTATCTGAATTATAAATATTTTCTAATTCTTCAGATTCTTTTTTATTAAAGCTATACATCTTGTCACCTCTATTCTTAGTTGATTAAATAATACTCATTACTAGGCCGATTAAGGTTAATATTCAGTTTTTGAAATTGACAAAATGCACAAAATATGCTATACTTTATATATCTAATAGGTATTGCAATTAAGTGCATTGCCGAAGCTGTAACAACATTTGCCTTGTTGTTACAGCTTTTTTTATTGCTCTGTTAGCAGTTTGAATGAAACAATAATTGTTTCTTTAGTAAGTCCCATTTCACGTCTTCCCTGAAGTGTTTGAATTATTTTTGCTTTTACAGCTTCGCCTGTATAACCTAAATAATTAGCTGCTACATTTTTTTGATGAACATGCTCCTGTAAAATCAAAATATCACCTTTCTCATATTTCTTGTCAAAGCTGGTTGTTAATAACGTTTGTTTGGCTTTAGCAATATCTTTATAAAGAACTCTGTCAATTTTTAGTTCATGATGGTTCATTTTGATTTTCTCCTTGCTATTATAAAAATTGATATTATAAATACTATCCATAATAATAAGGTAATTGCTATTATTAATCCGCCGCCGATGCAGAAGGCTTTAAATAGTGAAAAAAGATTATTCATATTACTCCTCATATAAAATTGTTATATCATAACATTTCGCCAAGGCCTGTTCGGCTCTTGCGCCATTGCTTTTAGTCCAACCTTTTAACATATAAATTTGTTTACAGCTTTTCAATGCCTCAATAGCAATATTCATATATGTTCTATAACTTGTGTTACTTGGCATTTGAGCATTAAGCTTTGCAGGATTAACAACTTTAAATCCTAAGCGAGTCAGCAGCGATTCCGCCGCCTGAAATCGTTCCATATAATCATCTGTGCCACTTATCTTTCCGCTTATGTAAATACTTGATTTGACTTTTGCCATTTTATGCTCCCTTACGATTTTTTATAGTTAACATATTTGTCATTAATAATTCGATAGTAATTATTGCAGAAAAAAGTCATGTCTGTAATTCCTTGTAAAAAATCACTTTCTTCAATTTTTTTAGATAATAGTTTAAAATCTATTTCATCAAATTCACAACGTCCGTTAATTTCAATATAAGGTCTATCAATCATAAATTCTGCAAAGGTATATTCGCCGTTCTCTTCTAGCTCTTCATCCCCATCATCTTCAAAATCAAAATAATTTTTCATAATTACACCGCCGCCTTAATGGTTGCGGTTTCTTTTTCCTTTATAAATACATTTAATATTTGACTTTCATATTTTTTCATAAATAACTTAACAGAACTAGTTGGATTAGCATTTTTATATCCTCGGCATTGATTTATTGTATTAGTTTTTAAATTAATTTCCATTGTATAAAAAGACTTTTCTAATTCGGTATTTTTTCTTAATAAAAGTATTAGCGAATCTTCTGCTACAACACGATCTAAATAAGAACCTACACAATGATTTTGAGTCTTGCCTTCTAATTTAATTTCATAACCATCTTGCGGAACAATCAAAGTATAGAAATTATCTTTAAAACCGTATTTTAGATATTTTTTTATAATTTTACTGTATTTTTTATAAATTAATGGATTTGATAAGTATTCTAGTTCTGTAAGAGTTCTATCATGCATATCTTTAAATTTTTTAGGTTTATAGTACATTGTGTCATTTGTGTTATATCCTAATTTTACGCAAGCGTTAATATAATCTAAATAATCATTTATAAAATCCTTGTAATTAT